AGATAAGTGAAACTCCAGTGGAACCAGTAACTAAATCTAAGAAAAGACAAGAGATAGATGAAGGTAAAATAGAAGGTTATGATGCTCCACTGCTTGAAGTAATGTCTGACCCTGATTATACAGGTAGTGTGTACGATCAGATAAGAAAAAATCGTAAACTCCCAAAACGAAAAAGACCAAAAAAAGTTCCATTAGAAAAAGATATGTATGTAGGTAACGAAGCTGAATATGCTGGTTTTGCTGTGAACAATCCAGGAGCTACCGCACCTGTAGGAGTTGCTGGAGGTGTGACTTACTCTGAGCATGAACAGATAGTTGATGAAATAACTCCACCAAGTAAAAATCCTGATTGGTATAAAATTTATATGGGAAACCAACAATATAATGACGCTATCGCATTAGCATTAGCTGAAACATTTAAAGCTAAAAATATAAGTTTTGATGCTGATTATTAGTAATAAGCTATACTACAAGAATAGATATAATTTTTTATGCCAACAACAAAAGCAATCGACAAGCTAAAGCAAGCCTTTAGTATTGAAGAACGTAGTAGTTACTCTATTTTTAAGGGAAAAGAACTTA